GGGGTATGTTAGATCCATACCGGCAGTTGTGATAATCATCAATAACGGCTCTTTTGTGTTGGATCCAAGTGCAAGGTCAAGAAAATCTGTCGTTTTATGCTGGTGATATTCATCAATGATCAGTCCGGCCGGATTACTTCCATCTCCTTCTTTTCCATCCTGCTTTGATAACGTTTTAATAAAACTGCCTGTTTTTATATGGGTAATGGCTATATTGGTGATTTTAAATTTTTTCTTTAGTGGGGAATTATTCAGCATTAATTTTGCTTCATCAAAAACAACTTTCGACTGGTCTCGTTTTACTCCCGCTGTATAATATTCATAGACTTCGCCATTCTTAGTGGCCTGAACCGAAATTTCATATAAGGCTACCCCTGCTTCTTCCTGGGACTTTGCATTTTTTCTGGCCACTTCGACAAAACTCTTTTTAAATCTCTTATAACCATTTTCTTTTCTTCTCCAGCCGTAGAGCTGACATAGATGAAACTGTTGCCAGGCTGTAAGTTCTATCGGCTTTCCTGCGAGAACGCCTTTTGAATGTCTCAAACACCGAAACCATTTTATGATTTTCTGTGCTTCTTCTTCGTCCCAGTAGAAAGAGCAATCTTTATTTTCTGACCGCTCCACATCCTGCAGGAATCTCATGCACGCCCATATATGCTTTTTCCCTGAGATTATTTTGCCGCTTATACAATCCCTTGCATATCTGATCAGGCGGGTCTTTACCGTCAAATGTCACCAAACTCCTCTTTAATGTCATTATCAATCCCCTCTCTGGCAATCGTTGCGGCTTTCAGCCTGGAGTCAATCGTTAATCCACACATAGCAGCAAATTTTCTCATTTCTTCTGAATACTGTTTTTGCACATCCAACAACGGATTTTTTATTAAAAAACTTCCCCTTTCGGTATGTTTTTCGATAACTTTATCCTTATTTTTCAGTTCTTTTGTCACAGAAATATAGGACGAAAAGGCATTACAATAGCATCCAAGATTATTGACATCCAGATTTCCAATCACATCAATCTGCATTTTTTCGAATTCAGAAACGAGCCTCTTAAATTCATTTTTTGCTTTTGCATCAATCAGCCAGGATGGCGGTTTTTCCAACATTTCCTTGCCAGTTGTTATCATTGCTTCTTCCTGCTTTTTGTTCTCCTGCTGCTCAACTGTCAGGTTCCCTTTTTGCATTCCTAGTGGTTTTCTATTTTTTGCCATTTTCTCCCTCCTTCCTGTTTTTGAAATTTTTATTTAGAATTTTGTGAGAAGAAGAG